CCGCCGAAGCGGGTTGGGTTTAGTAAGCACCTTGCGCTTTGCGGCTTAGTCCAAATGTCTGCTGCATCTGAGAGGATACGGGGCCGCCTCTTTCCATGTCGGTGATCAGCAAATCCACCACTGCGCTACCGTCCTGCATATAGCCGTCGGCACTCTGTACGGTGGCACCGGTAGACTGGTTGATGACGTTCACCTGCACGCTGATCCCTCCTCCTGACTGCATATCCTTATTGCTGATGACCTTCCCGTTATCGCCGGGGATCATGTACTGCTTGCCGGTGCTGGCCTGGTAAATCTCTGGCTTACCTTTCTCGCCGACCTGATACAGGCCACCGGCTGATACCGGTCCGCCATTGTACCGCGCTCCCGCTATTGAAAGGGCCTGCGCCATGCCAACTGTTGAAGCTATTCCCGCCTGTGCCGGCACTGCATTCGCGCCAGCAGTTGCAAGAGATGTCATTGCGGCTGCAGGGGCCATGGAAGCGGCGATTAGCTGCCCTTGCGCAATAGCCATTCCAGAAGCGGCGGTCATGCCAGCCTGACCCATAATTACAGACTTCAACCACTCAACCCCCATCTGAACAAAGGAGTTGATGACGCTGTTAAGTACCGTCGAGCCTAGCGACCGCATAGCTTCGCTGACAGACATGCTGCCAGTGATTATGCCAGTGAGGGCGTTGGAGGCGTTTCCAGCAAATGAATCAAACGCCGCGGCAGCTACTTCATATCCTGCATTTTGTTGTCGCCATATCTCCCACTGCGCCGCTATGCGCTGTTGCTCGTACTGAGTGTTAGCGGCATTCATCAGCTCAAGTCCGCGCTGAGTAATCTGCCCCTTCTGCGATTCAAACTGCTGGATTAGAGCCAACTCCTGCGCGTGCTGGTTAGCCAGCTGTTGGACAGGGTCAATCTGCCCCCGAGCTTCCTGCATGGGGCTTACAGTTTGCTGAGCGCGTATCTTAGCCAGATTAACCTGGTGCTGAGCCTCCAGTTGCTCACTGGTCTGATTGTACTGCTGCTGAGTGATTTTTTTGGCGGCCAGTGCAGTTTGCAGATCTTTAACATCCTGCTGGTAAGACGCATTCTCTCTGGCTTCAGGGAGCAGTTTTTCTGCCGCAGCCTGGGCTTTGAGGGCATTAGCCGTATCCCATATTTCTCCACGGTATTTACCGGCAAGAGCAATTTGCTCTTGGGTGGCTCCCTTACCTAGTGATTGCTGAGCCTGTAATACTGCCTGCTCCCGGCTTAACTCCTGAGTTGAGCCGGCAGCGAGTTCTGATTGCTGTTTGAGGTTGGCCAGCTTTTGGGCTACAGATTCCTGCTGGTTAGCAAGTTTCTTAGCCTCAGACGCCGCAGCATTATCTTCCTTCTTTTGATCCTTTCTTGCCTGAGTGTTTCTCTCTGTTGCAGCATAATTATCCTGAAGCCTTTTGATTGCTCGCTCATCTGTAACGCCTGCATCCTCAGCATCATAGGCCGCCTGCTGCCTGGCTTTTGCTTCCCCCTCCAATTTTGACAAGGCAAGTCGGCGCTCAGCCTGCTTAATTAACTTCTCGCCTTCTTTCCCGCCCCAGTTTATTTTCAGACTTTCTGAGTTGAAGGCTTTCAGGGCCTGCGTTGATTGGCCGAGTTTTTCAGCCAGGAATGCCTGGGTTCCACCGAGGAATGACGCTTGCTTTTCTGCTTCAGCGATAGCGATAGCGTTATCTCTGGCAGCCCTCATCTGATCAACAATGCCCTGATTAACTTGAATGTTAATTAGGTGTAATGCGTCTTCAGTTTGCTTAAGAGTGGCTGTCGCTCCATCCAGATCCCTGCGCTTTTTGGCCAACTCGTTTGCGGCATCCTTTGCCTTAATCACGAAACCATTATTTTTATCTTCGGTAACTCCGTATTGCCTTGCAAGCGTTGTATATTTCTCGTAATCGGATTGCAGACCTGAAATGGTATCTTTCAGATCGCTAATTGCTTCCTTTTGCGCCTCAATTGAGGTGACCGTATCAGCCCTAACGCCCTGAGCTTGAGCAAGATTCATGTCCTTGAGGCGCTTAATAACGTCAGGTACGGTGTCAGCAAAAGCTATTGCCTCTTTTCTGGCCTCAGCCTGTCGCTGTGAATACAGATACCAGCCAGCGGCAACAATGGCTATTACGCCAATCGGCCCACCCAATGGGGCAGTAACCGCATTCACTACCTTCATTGTGTTGGCAAAAGTTATTCCCGTAGCGGCCACTTTGGCTTGTGACGCTGCTAGTGCATTATTAGCCAACGCGGCTTCGGCGGATGTTGCGACATAAATCCCTCTTAGTCGTATAACGTTCTCAAGCGCAAAGGCTTCAGCAGCAGAGCCTTTTGCTACGTTATACTCAGCAGTTGCCACATTTAGAGCGGAAAGAGCTGCATCTTTATCTGCCGCTGCTTTTCTGGCTGTCACTGATGCTGCTGCGACTTCCTGTTGTGCCGATTGCCTTGTCGCAACTATTCCCTGAATGGTTGCTTTAACTCTTGAGGCTTGAGCGGCTGTTGCCATTGCTAACGCGCCAGCAAACCTACCGCCCATTATTGCAGCAGCGCCAATTAAAGCTGTCCCCAGCGTCTCAAGGTTTTCGCTTATTGTAATAACAGAGTCTCGGAACCCTGCTGCGAATGATTTAACCGTTGAGTTTTCGCCAAAGAACTTCGTTATGTTGTTACCGGCCACCTGCAATCCCTTGGCGATTGAGACGGTGGTGTTGGCAAATTCTTTGCCGATTGCATCCCCTTGCGACAGAAGCCCCTTAACTACAACGTCTGTTGTCAGTTGCCCTTGAGCGGCCATAGCCCTTAACTGACCAATAGAAACACCCATCGAATCAGCCAGAGCGACCATGAGGCGGCTGCCTTGCTCTGACACTGAGTTAAACTCTTCGCCGCGCAGAACGCCGGAAGCGATACCCTGTGATAGCTGAATGATTGCGTTCTCAGCTTCCTGAGCAGTTGCGCCGGATACCGCAAATCCCTGGTTGATAATGGTGGTAAGGCGGGTTAAGTCTTCTGCGCTGGTGTTGTATGTTCTGGTTCCGCGCTCAAGCCGGGCGTAAAGAGTCGCCGTGCCGTTCAGGGATGACTGGGTTGCTTGTGAAACATCAAAGATCCGCTGCATAACTTCGGCCTGCGCCTCTCCAGTACGAACCGAGTTAGCGACTTTGTTATTCAGTTCAGTCCAGGCATCGGCGTAACTCGCAACCTGTTGCACAGAAAGCGCGGCAAGCAAACCTTTAGCAACGCCAGAGAGGCTGGACATTGTTCGCTCCATAGAGCCAATAGAGCGTTCAGTGCGGTTAACGCTGGCTTCAAGGCGGCCCATGCTCCCATTAAGACCGTTCAGTGCCGCATCAACTTCTCTTCGCGCTGCCAGTAAACGCGAAGTATCCATGTCGACTTCATAGACAACGCTGCCAGCATCAAAGGTTCCAGCCATTAACTTTTCTCCGGGCGATAAAAAACCCGCCTGAGCGGGTTATATATGTGATTAGTTATTTCACTTGCTGATCATGGATAGCACGGCAGAAATCACATTTTCCACTTACATGAAGAGGAAATTTCTTTTGCTATTGAATCTGCTCCAGTGAGGTCAAACTCAACTACTTGCATCGTTGAACCATATGGCTCGAACCCAAGGATCATTTTTTTATGAGAGGAAATATCCTTTATGAAGGATATGGCCTTGGGGCTGAATGCCGCCTCGCCCCCTTCTGCAGCACTCCATCTACGTTTTTGCGGCTTTCCTCCATCAAACCTGATGGTTATTAACGGGTCATCAATCCCCATATACTCATCTACGGAAAGATATGCTTCCGTTTTTCCCTCACGGCATCGCAAGACAATGGAAGTACTTCTTTCAATTCCTTGCCTCATATAGACATCTGGTGACCTATTAATGGCTACAACATCAGTCATATCGGTCATCTTGTTTTCTTCTTTCTTAACCTGCCAAGAGCCTTCCGTTACATATTCAGCGCCGGTTGATACCAGAGGGATAGCAGCTACACACAAAGCCAAGATCGTCTTTTTCATTTTAGGATGTGTCCGTTTTGAATGTTCAGAACAATCCTATCAGGTATGAATGGGAACGACAAAACCCGCAGTTAAGCGGGTTTGGTTATCAAGGCGGATCTCTTAGCCGATCACAAACTCAGCCTTTGCGCCTCGAAACGAGATTGTTTTGTTCCCCGCCCGACGGCAAGCGTCAGCTATAGCCTTCATGCCGTACTCGACATTACCCAGATGTTTGCGCATCGCCACAATTTCAGCCTTCGGCGCTGATACATCAAAGCCTGCCTCTTCCAGAACGTTAATCAGGCGAATGGCCGCAGATGTCGAGTTGTCACCACAAAGCATCTCCATCGTCACGTCAAAAGACGGGGCGGTTAGAGACTTCCCAAATGACAGGTTGCCACTGCGAACCAACGGGTTGTTATCGATCCACCATTGAAGCGGAATGTTTACATCAAACTTAGGTGCTGGTAGCGTTTCCTGCTTGCCAAGGAATTCACCCTCAAGAGGCACACGCGCAGCGATAGAAAGCCTTCATGGGATACCCGAAGAAGCGAAAATCGCCATTTACAACGTGCTTTCGCAAGAACTTGAAGCAATTACGAGCGCCAAAAACGAAGAAATCGCAAAGATTAATGCTGAAACTGAAAGGTTGAATGCTACTGTCGCTCAAAAAGAAATGGACCTTGCAAATATTGGCTCTGTCATAGGTGCCATAGTCGTCGTTTTGGTCTTGTTTGTTTTGTTCATCAACTTGAAATAGAAAACCCACCGTTCGGTGGGCTTCTTCTCTGTCGTTTCGGGGTGTATCTGACTATCTGTCAAACTCTTTACCACCAGTCGACTTTAAGTATATAGACTTAATGTATGGCATTTTAAAGAGCACAGCCCTATCATCCATAGCTGTTCTAAGCATCATACTACGACACATAAGGCTTACCCCGCCGGTTACTTTGATGCATAATCCATCAGGGCTTTCGAATGTACTCATTTTCCCCTTCTTCCACATTATAAACGTTGCACCTTCAGGGATCGCGCCAATTGGCTGCACAGCAAAAAACGAAATGCTTGTGTATACAAAAATTGAAAAAGCGATAAGGATAACAACGATCACAGATATTGTTTTTTTCCACATAGCAACCTCAGCAACCAATAGTTTCGCCTGAATTTGTTATTGTGCACGTATTTCCATCACTGTCGGAACTATGGCAGCCTGAGGAATCACACCAACTTTTCACTGAATACTGATTCCCATCAGAGTCACTAGAAAACACCTCCGTCGAACCATCAGAATGATTCCTTGTTCCAGATGTTACAGAGTAATTATTACCTTCAGTATCGTAAGATGAGATGGTTGTGTCCCCGTTAGCTGCCTCGCTAGTACTCGTGCAAACACTGTAACCATCTGATCCAACGCACTCATCTGCATATGCGTAGCTAAAGAATCCGCTTAATAGAAACAACAATACAATCTTCCTCATATCCCTATCCCCACTGGTTAGTTTTGGACAGATTAGCAGGGATATGAGGGAGTAAAAAGCCCACCGTGGTTGGCTCATTTCTTCTTCTCTTCACGTTTGCGTCGTCGCTCTTCCCGCAACTCCTCTCGGCGTAAATCATCAAACACCTTTACGATCGCTTTCATCATCATGAAATTGACGAAGTGGTGATTAACGCAGCCGTGAATGCGTAACTGCTCGGAGAACTCTTCAGCAGATCGCAGCGCCTCCGTCATGTTCTTCTCGCCTTTCATGAACTCCGAGAAGTCGCGCCCCGCTCTGGATGCGCATTCAACGATACGGTTATTCATGGTCACGCCGCCGCATACAGCAGTTTCATTTGCCCTTTTACGGGAAACGCGGACATGCATCGGGCCTCGAAGTCCTTCTGGTCAATACTGCAACTGGCAATGTTGGTAACGGCGATCAGTTGCTGCTCGACCTTATCCAGAGCATCAGGCTTAAGGTGCTGGTGAACCTTCTCTTTGCTGTCACCGGCAGCCTGTTTGGCTGCCTGATAGACATAATCAGGAAGTGCGACACCGTATACCCAGCGCGCGGTGATCTGACCGAACAGAGCCGGGCAGCCGCCGACATGGCCAAAGTAAGGAAGGCCGGACATTTTCGACAGTGCTTGATAGAACGGGTCTTTAAAGCGCTTCTCCCAGGACGTTGGTTGCTGGCACACCATCAGGCCGACAATCTGATCTTCGGTGAGCTGGAAGTTTTTACTCAGCAGAAGATTTTTAATGTGTCGGTCACAGGCGCGGGCGAATTTTACTGACAACCAGCGGGCGAATTCCACCGCCAACTCCGGATGAAGCCAGGTCCCGCCGTTTCGCCCTTTTTCCACTCTGACTAAAAGGGGAGAAAAATCCTCTTTTACGCCAGAGCTAGCAATTCCAAGCTCCTCAGCCAGTTCGGCGATATAAATTTTTGTCGCCTCAGTCTTTAGCCAGTCCTTTGGAAGCTTGCCGTGATGCTTTGCAGCAACTGTGGCATTGAACCAGCAATCTGCTGTAAAAGGGAATGAGCGGTCATCGTAATTCATAGGGATGATATTAGACATATCGGTAATTACCTTTTAGTGATGAACCTTGTCTCACAGGAATCCGGCCCACAGAAAGGCACCGACAGCCAGCCGGTATCCTCAAGGGTCATCCTGAAAGGTTCTGTGTGAAATGCGCGTGAGATGCGCGGTGAAATTTGGGTATAAAAAAGCCCCGGACTATACCGAGGCTGGCTTATTGGTTGGCTTTGGCCTGCTTCCGTTTGCGTCTTGCAAAGTACACATCGGCTGCATCGTCATACTCTTCCCTGGTATACCCTTTCTGATCCGGGTATTTGGCGATGAGCATTAACTGAAACTCGGTCATCGTCAGGTTTTCAGCTTCCTCTCTGCTGATCCCGAAGTGGTTGCGTGCAGCGATGACGTAATCGGCAGCCCGGAACTCACTGGTTTTTTCATTTGTCTCATGGCGCTGAAGTTTGCGTACTTTGGCCTTTCCGATAATGCCGTGCATCATCAGACTTTGTGCAAGGATGACCATATCCTGCGGATTCATGACGCCCTTATGCCACACAAACGCCCTTCTTTTGGTTTTGCCGGGCTTCATCCAGCCAACCAGATCACCTATGTCATCATTGCAGCAAGCGGTGAGGACCGTATGGGCGGCCAGTAGAGATTTCTTATCAAGATGTAAAGCAGACAGGTGTTTAGCCAGCCATTCAGGCACCCTGCCGTACGCTTCGACAACTCTCTGAATGAGAGGTGTTATTTCATCGTTGCAAAGGTCATAGAACGTCTGAACTATTTCTGCTGGCTCGCCGATGCGCGACATAGCCATGAATGATGGCCGGAAAAAATAATCCCGGTCCCCGACGGTTACCAGGCATTCTCCCAGCTCTTTTAGCGGAACCATTTATGCCTCCTGTAAACAAAATCAAGGGCAGAAATCCTGCCCTTTGTTTTGCTTACGCCGTGACAGTAACCACGTGGGTAGCCACGAATTCACCATCAACCGTCTTCACAGTAATTGTTGCTGTTCCCGCCGTTGCACCTGACGGCGCTGACACGGTTACCGTATTACCAGTGATGGCGACGGTTGCACGTGCCGGCACGGATGAGCTGGCTGTGAACAGTTTGTTATCAGCATCTTCCGGTGCAATATTCACTGCGAATGTAGTACTGGAGCCAGCAGCAATAGAGCTGGTCGTCGGCGCAACACTTACACCGGTAACCAGAATGTCACCATCAGCTTCGGTGATCTGGAAAGTCTGACCGTCAGCCAGTTTGAACTCAAAGCTGTAGGTCACGATTTCTTTTACACCACCACCGTCACTGGCTCCTGATGGGACCATATAGCCGATGTGGTAATAATCGCCCCAGTGGAAACGCATCCATACACCTGGCTGGCGGCGGGCACGAACCTCATCGACGATGTATTTCACGAACTGCTGAATGCCAAACTCATCAGTGCGGTCTTTAACGCGAACCTCCCCTTCGATGGAGTAGGTCGGGTCCAGACTGGCAATCAGGTTTGAACTGAATCCGCCGTTATCAGCATCAGAGGTCAGGGCCTCCGGGCTAAGGTCCCACGTTGCCGATGTTGGCAACCCCATCAGTTTCCAGTCGCCTTCCGCCGGAAACTGGTCGGCACAGCCGTAAGCCAGTTCCAGCGTCTTAGCGCGACCAATTAGTTGTCCGTTGTCGGAGCAGCCTTGCATTGTTGCTTACCTCGCTTCAGATAATAAAAAAGGCCGCTCCAGGCGACCTTATGTGGTTTTATTCGGTGTTATCCGCCAAAGAGGCAGGCGAACTGCAGGCGCCACACCATACGCCCCTCAGCTGTGATAACAGGCGAAGGAATTCCGCCCATGTTGGATATCTGCCCAAGGCAGGTGTGCGTCATCGGGTTTTGCTGCACGTAATCGATGATGGCCTGAGCGTCGTTCTCTGACTGCGCATAGTCAGCAGATGCCTTTCCCTTGCTTATCACGTCCACCATGACGTAGTAATCAGCGGCCATATCACGATCTACTGACGTGCCACCATTTGGTCGGAACACAATAAAGCGGTCAGATGCCTTGCCGGTATCATTCCAGAACAGGGACTGAACGATGTATCCGGCAGTCAATCCAGAATCAACAAAAACATTTCGAACCCGCCTGTGCATAGGAGGTGTCATAGCTCCATCTCCCTGCGTATAACTGCGTCAACTCTGTCTCTGGCGTTTTCAGCACCTTTCTCAAGGAATTTGGGCTCGCCTGATGTGTCCCATATATTTCCACGGGAACCGGGCGCTTCGCCTTTTCTTACAGGGCGCGGGGTGTTTTTTCCAAGATGAATACCTTTGGCCTCATGCACGTACGCCGCATAATTTGCAGAATAACCAATTCTCCCGGTTAGTCTGGTGCCCTTGATAACAACCTCTCTGAACTGAGAGTTAACCAGAGTGCTGGTATCGATAGGAACCAGCACCGCGGACTCCAGCCCAATCTCAAACAGAGCAGAGTAGAGCGCCCGCATGGTTTTTCGCTTTTCGATATTATCAATCAGCCGGTTGATGTTATTGCTGACCTTGGAGACTCCCCGAACTTTAACGCCCATAATCAGACTCCAGACGTAAAAAAGGCCGCCATGGCGACCTTTTATTGAATTTATTCTCTGCCGTGATTTTCGTGGTATCCATTCTCAACTTCAGCTTTTTTCCTAGCGTCGATCGCATCATCTAACAAGGCGTAATACCCAAGTTGCTTTCGCTTGCCGTCAACATTGATGTATGCCACCCATTTAGAGCGTTGTGAATACCACCTTACCCCTGCAATTCCACTCGTATTGTTGGAGTATCTTTTGACGTTTTTCATATTCTCGCAAAACTCGACAACTCGTAAGTTAGTGATGCGATTGTCAGTCTTGTTCCCGTTTATGTGATCAATGACGCCAGAGGGAGAAGACTGATGATATATTGCCCAAGCAACGCGGTGAGCCTGAAATTTCACCTCATCAATAGCCAAGGATAGATAACCCGCCGAACTTTTCCATCCAACGGTCTTGCCTTGAAACCTTGAATTCCATGCCGAGTGGGCCTGTCTATTTTTGAAGTGAGATGAAGGCCTTCTTTTCCATGTAAGAACTCCAGAATCAGCGTTGTAATCAATGCAAGAAGAAACCCAGTCCACGGGAATGTCTTTATGATCTTTCACATTAAACCTCACAGTAGGTTTCACAGAGAGAGGTGCGCGGCAACAGAGTCTGTGTTCTCTGCTTTCGACTGGCCGGTCTAGCCGCGCCATTACATTTTATCACGCGCCGGTGATAATCGCATAATCATCGGCTAGTCTCTCGAATGTATCCGCATAACGAATTATTTGACGAATTTCATCAGCATCATCAGGCGGGTTTGGAGATAGAGACACACCAAGAAAAATGTAATCACCCTCTTTTGCCTCTGCGTATTCACTCCATATCGTGTTTTTAACAACGAGCTCCCGGCCAAGGTCACCGATTTTTGCAGAGAGACCACCCTGGTAGTCGCAGAGGATAGCGATCGGTGCTTCCCACCCGTACGGCTGACCTCCGCCGTCGGTATCACTACCGTCAGCATCGCGTATACGTCGCCAGATTGTCGCCGTCGCGGTGTATGACCAATTCGCGGTTGCAGACATCAGTCATCCCTCCATCGCAGCACAACGGCGCCTGTGGCGCGTATGCGGTCGCAGTTAATGAACCACTCACCGTCGCTTTTCACGTACGCCGTCGTTTGCTGGCCGGTATCGATGATCACCCACACCCGGGTAAACGTCCGCGGCAGTCTTTGCTGAACTGAAACCCACGCCATTAGCAGCCCCCGACCACCATAAACAAGCCCACACTGTTGCCGGCGCTGATTGGAAGTTCACTAGTGCAACCGCTGGTATCCAGTTTCGCCAGCGAGTCACGAAGCCAGGTGATGCCATCGTCACCGTAATCGAACGAGCGCGACGCTCCTGATGGCGCCCCCTGCGATTTTATTCGCCGGGCACCGGAAGACGTCGCCATGAGCGCAGCGGCATACATCAGGATGAGCTTTGCCGTGCAGTCGTCGTATCCCGCACCATCAAGGCACGGAATAATTTTGTTCACCACGCAGAGAATCGGATCGAGCAGAGCGGCCGGGATGGCGTAACCCAATTCACCGAGGAACGCCTGCACGTCTGCCGCTGTGATTGGGTCAGCCATGGTTATTTCGCCTTCTTCGATTTGCTGGCAGATTCTTCCTGCTGCTCTGCCTGCTCTGCCTGCTCTGCAGCATCATTACCCGGCGTAGCCACTTCCAGCGCTTGCTCTTCCACTTCGCCCACCACCGACACACGACCAGCAAAAGCTGCAGGAACGTCCGCCGCGAAGAATTCGTGGCCAACAGGAAGTTGCTGGAACACGCCATCAATCATGCCCCAGCAGCCGGTTTTCTCGACCTTTAACGTTTTCATGCTTTCTCCCAAAGAAAGGGGCCGAAGCCCCTTAACCCTGTGCGTTGAAGACTTTAGAGCGACCGTTGAAATCACGCTTAATCTGCAGACCAACAGCACTCCAGACCAGAGTGTTGTAGTTGTCGAACGGATTCTGTCGCGGGATCATGAAGGTACCCACCGGCGCGGCGATGCGCGTCTTGATGTACTGCGAGTTGCGAACGTACGCAATGAAGTGGTTACCGGTCAGCTTAAAGGTCTGGTTGAACGACTCAATGCGACCATAGCGCAGGATGTATTCCAGCACGGTGCCTTCTTTGAAGCCAGCGGCATCAGAATACGGGCGGTTCAGGTTGCGCATGATATCCGGGGATGCCCACACCTTTACCTTCTCCTGAACGTAGTTATCGTCCAGCAGTTTGGCGAACGGACCGGTGAAGAATGCTACTGATTCATCAGGAGTCGAGGTGGTCAGGTCAATATTCAGACCGGATGCACTCAGGTCTACCTGGTTGGTGTTGGCGTGGTTGGTGATACCGGCGCCGACATACCCCTTCACCTTCACCTTCGCATCACCGGAAAGCATGTAGTCAGCCATGTCAGCGCGAATAGCTGCAACGTGCGCTTCCTGGTCATCGGCCATTGCGTCGAGGTTTTCGGACTGCATGCCGTTCCATTCACGCCATTCGCGGCTGTAGCCGGTGTTAAAGATCGGGATCGGGTCGCCTGCTTCGTCGTAGATGACTTTATCCAGCTCTTCCGGAACATGGCCAGTCAGTGTGCGATGAACTTTGCCAGCGTCACTGGAGACTCGGTACAGCGCAGCCGTCTTGCCGATAGAGATCGGCGTACCGAGACCGAGCAGGTCATCAAGCAGGCCGTTGCCTTCGTCGTTGCGGAAGACTCGGGTGGTGATGTTGTCCACTTCACGCCAGTAGTCTTTAGAGATCAGCGCAGCCTGGTTAACTTCCAGCGCGCCGCCGTACTGGGCGGAAATGTTGTTCTGGTTAACGTTGAAGGATTCGCGCTGCATCAGCAGCTGATTCCATGCCTTCTTGATCTGGTTATGTTCAGTAACCAGCTTTTTGTTAAATACGATCATGCTCATGCGGTAGCTTTCCCTGATTTGCGAACTTTCACGAGCTGGGCTTCAGCACCAACGGTGATCTTTTCGCGTGAAAAGAAGAGGACCTGGTCGGTGGCTGGAGTGGTCGACTTGGCCAGTGTGCCGTCACCGGCAGAAACCAGACCTTCGTTTTCCAGCAACACTTCGCCAGCCTTTACCAGCATGTGGTAATCGACATCGTCTTCGCACATGATGGCCGCGCCAGTATCCCCGGCCGGCACTGCATCGCGGATATCACCGCCGCCGATATAATTGTGCTGGAGCGCCAGGGCTACCCCTGCACCACCGGCGACATTGTGAACAGCCAGTTTCCCTGTGCTATCCAGCATTACCAGAGATCCTGGCTTCACTGCTGCCGCCATGATTGCTTCAATGACCTGCGGGTCATTCTTGCGGGCCGGGCCCGCGATTACGGTATGGAAACGAGGTGCGAGAGCCATTATTCAGGAGCCTCCATAGAAAGGATTTCACTCTGAGCGCCATTCCCCTGGAATGCCGGGTTCAGACCGGTGCTGGTCTGGCACTGCGAGTACATGTCGTTCAGCGCTTCGCCGGCCAGCGAGTTGATCGCCGCTTCGGTCATGAACGGGAATTTCGCTTTGACCGCTTCACGCTTGGTCTTGAGGTCTTTTTCAGCGTTGGCCTGCAGCTGAGTTTTCAGAGTGCTGATCTCGTCAGTCAGCGGCTTAATCGCCAGATTTACTGCTGCGGTAATCGCGTCAGAGTTAATCTGAGTACCCGGCTGGTCGCCTGCTTTCTTCTGAACCTGCTGGTTATAGGCATCCCAGACCTGATCGTCGGTCAGCCCCTCGGTTTTAACGCCTGCGGCATTGAGCGCGGCGATCATCTTCTCTTTCATCGGGTTTGTTTCTCCGTTGGTTTTGACTTCGTACTCAGTTGGTTTGCGCACGACCTCTACTGGATCGCCGACCAGCGTGACTGTGCTGTCGTCGATGAGGTATTTTTGCTGGAAGAGCTTATTGCCCTCTTCGAAGATGAATTTGTCTGGCCATACGGTCACGACATAGCGATAAACATCGCTGCCTGACGGCGCGCGAATGGCTTCCCGCAGCATCTGGTAGATTTCATCGAATGAGGCATCTGAGTTATGGGTGAGGAAGAACTTCACTTTGTTCAGCAGCCCATCTTTGAGGCTATTTGCGGCTTCAACGAGGCTTGCCGTTTCGACTTCGCCTTCCTGACCATCGGCATTCACGAACATGCCGACGCCTTCTTCTGGAGTACCGGCGCCCGGCTCATCGAGCAGGATAGCGATATGGTCGAACTGCATATTGCGAGCGATCCATGAGTACTTCTTCTGCTTCGACTCGCCTGACTTTCTCTCTTTGTTCGTGAGTAATCCGGTAGACAGGTGGATCGGGTCGGTGTTGGTGCCGGCGATCATCTCATCGAGGCGATTAATCAGGCGCTTACCGTCAGGCTTTGTCTCGGCGACCGCCTTATTGATATAAACGTCCATGACGACCTGGTCGCCTGACTTGCTGACGTTCTGCGCCCATGCTCCGACGTGATAGCTGTTAATGGCCCGCGGGTCATTGGCGCTGACATATTTGCCATCTACCATCGGGTGCGGAAGAGGCATCAGCTTGCCTTCCATCGTCTGGTAGCTGTTGTTAATCTCCTCCGCCGGGTACAGGCCGCCATTCATCACAATGTCATCGACGATCGGAACCGCACCACGAATGACGTAGTGCTCCTGGCCGTTGATGGTTGTCGTTGAGATGTTGGAGGCGTTGATGGCGAGGGATTTAACATGAATACTGGTAAGGTTCATGTTTAACCCTTTGGATTATTAAAATGAAAAAATGGTTACTGGCCTTAGTGTTTGTAGTCGCCCTCCCAGCCAAGGCAGGTTTCATAACTGGCAATGAGCTTTATGAACTCTACAAAGCGTCAATCCGTGCCGAACAAGCATCACCAAGTGAAAAAGATTTAGTAGATGCAAGTGAATATTTGGGGTACGTAACAGGTGTGTGGGACGCGCTAGAAGGCTTTGCCGTTTGCACTGGTGACAAAATCACAAGAGGGCAAATCGGCGACATGGTCGGTGAATATCTAAAAAGCAACCCCGGCATCCGAGATAAACAGGCTAGCTCCATAATCATGATTTACCTGAATGCTAAATATCCATGCAAAAAATAACTATGCTGCCTTTTTATCCGGGGTCCACTGTTTACGCTCTTTCTCCAGCTTCTCAGCTAACCCCTGATTGAAAATGCTGCCGTCGTCGTTGAGCAGCACTGGAATTTGGCTGCAATAGCAGTTGTACCGGTTGCCGTTCTCAGCGTAGAAGTCTCGCACCTGCTCGGTGGTGTAGACCTTGCCGTGACGGCTGGCATGCCAACTACGCGTCGTCGGTTTGAGCGCCGACAGCCACAGCAGGCCGGTATTCAGGCCAAGCCGATCAGCCGCCCAGTCCGTTTCGTTCCATTGTGCCTGGCGCAGCGCGCCGACCTGCTCAGTCTGAGCGATGGTCTTGGCCTTCGACATCGACACATCGAGGCGCTTGCTGATAACGCTGGCCGTTTCGCGTGGGTTAACTCCACGGGCCACGGCATCGGTAATGATGTTTGTCAGATCGCCGCGGGCGGTGTCGCTGATTACCTTCCAGTCGCTAAATGTTGTCAGTCTGGCGGCTGCCACCTGATTAAGGTGACCAGGGCTGCTTAAAAGCTGCTGAAGCGTCGTCTGGCTGGCGTACACCTGCGACTGCTGCGAGAGGTTGTTGTATGCCTCCAGCGTTCCGCGCTGCGCCTCTGCGGCGACGTAATCCATCGCCCACAGGTTTTGCTCGCCGCCTTCCAACAGGTAATCGTCGAGAATGGACTGTACCGCTTCGAGCAGGTCGGCCAGCTCCTGCGCCGACATGTCGTAGATGAACTTGCCGGCGTTGACCTGGTAGAGCGTTGGCTCGTCGCCGTTAACGTGGCACAGGAAGTGCCAGTTGTGGCTGTTAACCTCTCGCTCTCTCCCGGTCAGGCGCTGATCAAACAGTGCTTTCAGTGCGCGCTTGATGCCGAGATACCGGCCCTCGATATCCCGGAACATCGCGGTTACCTGCTTGGCCGATCGGGTCGGGTCAACCTTGCTGCGCGGAACTATCGGCAGCCCCACCTTTGCCGTCTGCTCCGGTGTCATCGGCCAGTGGATCATCGGTTGTCACCTTGTCATTCGGGTTAGGTGGTTGTTTTGGCTCAGGCAGAGGGTCGAGGCCTACAATCTCGCGTAGTTCGTTGGCCGTGAATGGCGGCTCGCCACCATAGAAGCCCGACGTTTTCTGGACGATATCAGCCAGTTTCGAGGCGTTCTCGATTTTCTCTTTCTCGCCCGGGGCCAGCAGGTCAGTCCATGAAATGGTGACCTCTCCATTTGTCGGCGGATCGATAATGCCCAGGGTCCAGAAGCGTTCCAGCAAAGCGGTGATTCTGTCAGTCAGGAAGCCGTTGCGGCGGGTATTGCGGCGAATGGCCCAGTCGGTTTTATCCTCATCGCTTGCCAGGCGCCCGGTCTGCTGACCGAACAGGATGGTGAATGGTATCTGTACGGAGGCGGCCAGTTCGTTCGCAGTGACTTCCCACGTCGGCCCCGGGTCGCCTGGCGTAACGCTCAGAACATGCATCTGCCCGGCCTGCATCACGGCGGCCGCATCGGTGCCGCGGTTAAGCTTGTTGACCTTGTCCCCCATCGCTTCGCCGAGGTCGGCATAACCAGCCTTCTTCGCCAGATCGGACAGCGTAGCCATGTCTGTTTCTTTGCTAAACTCGACCGCGATCTGCCGGCTGGCATTCTTCAGGAAGCCCTCAGCGCCACCGCCGGAAATCTTCTCAAGGTCGAGCCCTTTGTTGTATCCGGCCTCAAGAAGCGGGATACCAGACAGGACGTTGTCATCCTCTGAGCCCTCGCAAAACAGGATCACCCTGCTCGGATGCACAGGCTCACCGCGCGTCGGTCCCACGAAAGCCTCGTCTCCAACCGGCTGCTCGTTGAAGTTGTACATCTTCGGCTGGCCGAACGTCTCGGACTGGCGATCGTTATCCCATTCGGCAACCGTCAACTGCGGCTCCCATACAGGGATCATCTTAACCAGAGCTGCTTCACCGAGATTCTTCACCAGAGCGGTGTCGACTTCCTCATTCCATGACCGGTTATCTTTGAT